TGTTGAACGTTGTACGTCTTGAGGCTAGTCATGTTGGGGCGAGAGTGTGGCGCAACAACGTGGGAGCGTGTGAAGATAAGCGAGGTCGTTTAATACGTTACGGGTTGGCCAACGACTCAGCGGCGATGAATAAAGCGCTTAAGTCGTCCGACCTGATTGGTATACGCCCCGTACTTATCACGCCTGACATGGTTGGGTGTACGATCGGTCAATTTGTCGCACGTGAAGTTAAACGCGCCGATTGGAAATTCACCGCAACTGAACGCGAAAATGCACAGTTGCGCTTTTTAGAACTTATCGTGTCGCTTGGTGGCGATGCGTGCTTTTGTAATGATGTGGGGAGTTTATAGAATGAACGATTTAGAATGTCCGTATTGTGGCCACGAACAAGAAGTCTGTCACGACGATGGTTTTGGCTATGAAGAAGATGTTTGTCATGGAACGGAGTGTTACGAATGTGAGAAGACTTTCACTTTTAACACGATTATAAGTTTTAGTTACACGTCTAATAGAGCCGACTGTCTTAACGGTGGTGAACACGAGTTAAAACCCACTATTACGTACCCTAAGAAGTATACGAAAATGCGATGTGAGACGTGCGACTACGAACGATCTTGTACGGATGAAGAGTTAGTTTTACATGTGGGGTCACTGTGAACCCCGTCACACTCCAGCTGTGGCACAACTCAGCGAGCTTGCCAATGACTGACCCCGTAGAGTTACCCGACGACCCGAGCGAATTGTTTGGTGAGTGTGACATCGCTGCGGGGTCGATGCGCATGTGGGTTATACCTGATAGTGAAGTGCGTGTCGTAATATTTTGTTGACAAGTCCGTCACGCCCGCTTATATTGACCATCTAGTCATTAATTTAAAGAGAGAATAACATGTCAGACCGTAGAACAAGAATGAAACCAGAAGCACGTCGTGAGCATATTTTAGGTGTTGCGATGGATATAGCTATTAAACAGGGTTACGACGCTGTAACGCGTGAACGTATCGCCGAGCAGGGTGGTATTTCCACAGGTTTGGTTAGTAAAGTGTTTAACACTATGAATCAGTTACATCGTGCAGTTATGCGAGCAGCGATACACCGCGCCGAGTTACCTATCATCGCTCACGGTATCGCAACAGGCTGTCGTATAGCTCACGGTGGCGATGAAGCGTTAAAACGTCAAGCGCTTGAGTGGATGATCGCAAACGGTATCAGCGACGAAGACGGGGAGTAGCACATGCAACATGAAAACGTAATACACGCGATGGCCGATAAGCTTCTCGACTTCTTCGAGGGTTCGGGTGCTGTTAACTATATCGAGCAAACGTTTGGTTGTAACGATGACCCGTCAAAGTCGTTAGTTATCACAATGCAAAAAGTAGAAGGTCTAACACCTTGTCAAAAACTTGCTGACGCTGAGCGACGTACAGAAGAACTAATTAGTACGTTAGTTGAGATTAAACGTATAGCCTCAGCTTTCCCGCAAGATAGAGCAATACTTAAAGTAGCTGAACAAGCGTTGGGAGTGTCGTAGTATGGTTACACTCCCACAATCATTTAATGCGTTACGGGCCTACGCACAATTCGTATTGTGGAAAGCCGTGGCGAGCAAGTCACGACCTGGTAAATTCGACAAGTTCCCTTGCGATATTACCGGTAACGTGACGGACGCGCATAATCCTAACGTATGGTTAGACCCCGACACTGCTATCAGTAGCGCTCAGTTGCTTGGTGATAATTACGGTGTTGGGTTTGTGTTCACATCTAACGACCCGTTTTACTGTGTAGATATTGACGGGGCTTATGATGGTCAATGGTCACCACTTGCTACGCAGCTATGTACCGAGTTAAGCGGTGCGGCTGTTGAGATTTCCCACAGTGGTACGGGCTTACACATTATCGGGTCGTATACTGGTACTGAACCTGAGCATAAGTGTAAGAATATCGCGCTAGGTATCGAGCTTTACACCTCGGAGCGTTTCATCGCGTTGACGGGTAACGGTGTGAGCGGTGACGCTTCGCACGTGACGGACGGACTTGACTCGGTTGTTACGCAGTATTTCGCTGGTAAAGACCCTGAGCGCGTTACGGGTGAATGGTCAACGACACACGTTGAGGACTCTAACCCACCTAAAGACGACGCGGACTTATTAGAGAAAGCGCTCGCGTCGAAACCTAAAGAAGTAGCTGTTATGTTCGGTGCTGAACCGACTAAAGTATCGTTCAAAGACCTGTGGACTGGTAACGCGCCTGTGCTATCACGTGGCTACCCGCACGACACGCTTGAAGGTGAGTACGACCGTTCGAGTGCTGACGCTGCGCTTGCTCAACACTTGGCGTTTTGGACGGGTGGTAATTGTGAACGTATCGAGTCGTTAATGCGTAAGTCTGCGCTTGTGCGTGACAAATGGGATTACCATAAGTCGTACATGGAACGCACTATCACGAATGCTGTAGCGCGTCAAGGTAGTTTTTACGCTGTAGGTTTGTCGACGACTGAAATCACAGAGGTTACGACGGTACTTGAGCCTGTCATGCGTGAGGGTTATCAACTACTCGCGGCCGATAAGCAAGTCGAGTTATTCAAAGGGTGTGTATATATAGCCGAAGTTAACCGTATTTTTTGTGCTAACGGTGCGTTACTTAAACCTGAGCAATTTAACGCTATGTACGGTGGTTACAACTTCGCAGCGGGTGAGGACGGTGAGAAGACGACCAAAAAAGCATGGGAGGCGTTCACAGAGTCTCAAATAATGCATTTCCCTAAAGCCGACTCGATGACGTTCCGACCTGATGTAGCGCCTGGCGCTATCGTTGAGATTGACGGGTGGCGTTACGTTAATACGTACGTACCTATCGATATTCACACCGTGTCAGGTGACATTAAGCCGTTTATGACGCACTTGTCGAAAGTGTTACCTGATGAGCGCGACCAAACGATACTGTTATCGTATATGGCGGCGTGTGTTCAGTATAAAGGATATAAAATCCAATGGGCGCCACTACTACAAGGCGTGGTAGGCAATGGTAAAACACTTTTCACTCGTTGCGTTGCGTACGCTATCGGTGAGCGTTATACACACATGCCACCAGCGCTAGAAATCTCTGAGAAGTTTAACGCGTGGTTATTTAACACGTTGTTCATCGGTGTTGAGGATATTTACGTACCGAGCAATAAGCTTGAAATGATTGAAACGCTTAAGCCTATGATCACAAATAAGCGCTTAGCTAAACGTGCGATGAATACCGACCAAGCGATGCACAATATTTGTTGTAACTTTATGTTCAACTCGAATCATAAAGACGGTATTAAAGACGCTACGAAAGACCGCCGCTACTGTGTATTTTATTCAGCACAACAAGAAAAAATAGACCTTATACGTGACGGTATGACGGGCGATTACTTCTCGAACCTTTACGACTGGTTAGATAATCATAACGGTTACGCTAAGGTTGCACACTTCCTTAACGAGTATGCGATACCTAACGAGTTTAACCCGACGATGAGTTGTCAAACAGCGCCAGACACGTCAAGCACCGCTGAGGCCGCTTCGATTGGTATGGGTCGTATCGAACAAGAAGTGCTCGAAGCGATTGGTGAAGACCGTCCGGGCTTTGCTGGTGGATGGATAAGCAGCTTTGCGTTCAGTAAATTACTTAAAGATATTCGCAAAGACAACATGTTACCGCCGGGCAAACATCGCGAACTGTTACGCTCTCTCGGTTACGACTATCACCCGGCACTTAAAGACGGTGGTCGTGCTAATAACGTTATACCGTGTGAAGGTGGTAAGCCTCGCTTATATATCCGTGCGGGTCATATTCACGGTAATTTAACGAGTGGTGCTGAGGTTGCGAGATGTTACGCAGCGGCGCAAGGTGATTTATTAGCGCAAACAGTTGACACCGCCGTCACTAACGGCTAAAGTATAAAAAAGCGTCACATGTCGTGGCGCTAAAACAACGAGGCGAAAAAGTATGAGAGTATTATTACTTAATGATGGTGGTTATGGTGACGCAGATGACGTTAAGTTCCCTGTAGAGGTTGAGGCATTGCGCTTGACAGATGGTGGTTTTTTCAAAATAAGTGAGGATGAATTGCATCGCGTAGGGTTCGTAGACTTTAATAGTCAAAGTGAGTGGTTCTTCGAGGAAGGTAGTGAAGCTGTGTTAGCACCAGTCGAGCAACCAAACGAAACACCATGTGACATCACCAATAAGTGTTGTAATCAATTCGGGGAGCGTGACGAGATGCAAAGTATTATTAACTCGTTACAAGCTGACGTCATAGCACGTGGGGCGCGTATCGCTGACTTGGAGCGTGAGCGTGATGAGTTACAGCGGAGGCTCGACCATAATGCACAGGTGTAAAGCGTATCGCTGTAACGACGAGATGCACTGCGGGTGGTGTGGGCTTCAATGGAGCGTGTCGGACGACGAGCGCCCCGAGTGTAAGAAACCCGCCGACGTGTTACGCGTTAGACATAACTTAACAAAACAGGAGAAACCGAAATGCAGACTGTTCAAATAAAAGTATCGAATAAAGG